ATGCCATCAGGAATTGTTGACCTTTATGTAAATGAGGTTGGAAGTTCTTGGGTCGCTGGCTATCAACCTCTTACCGTTGGCACAGCAAACAATAATCTTGCTCCGATTACTCAGCGATTCCGATCTAACGATGCTGTTAAAGGTTTTGGTGCTAAACCACAACTTAACTTCAGTAAAGTAATCATCAAACGTGTGATCCTGAACTGTGAAGACTGATGCCGTTCCAGTACACCTTTCGTGCCGATGACATCACAACCTGGGACGCAACAACACGCGACCTAGTTGAAAACCGTGACCGGGAACTAGAACTCAGACTTATTGACTTGAATGGCGCAAACCCCATCGGCGCAATTGTTATGTTTGCTGGCCCCAAAGCGTCAATTCCAGCAAATTATATAAATTGTGATGGGTCATCACTTTCAACTTCAACATATTCTCAATTATTTGCTGTTTTGCAATATCGTTACGGTGGGTCAGGCGCATCGTTCAGTCTGCCAAACTTCACAACAAGAATACCAATAGGAATAATAGGTGCGCCGACAGTTCCCGGTACTCAAGCGACAAACGCAGCTTCCGCAGTCGACGTTCACACACACACGGTTAACTCAAGTCTTGCTTTAGGAACCTTAAATACCCATACACACGCAGGTAGCGTCTTAACCGCAGGAAGTGTCAACAGCTCATTTACCGCTGGCAATGCTCAAAACCACACACACGGCGTGACGGGCAATACAGGCAACGCCAGCGACAGTCACCAACACACTTATTATAAGCCGAACACAGGTGCTAACAGCAGCACAGGATTTAGTGGTTCAGTACACACGCACGGCTTCAACGTAACTTCGGCAGGTTCTAACACCACTATTGGTCTCAACAGTTCATTTACCGCTGGCAACACAAACACCTCGATTACCGCACCTGGCGCACCGAATGCAACAATTAATACCGCCCTTACGGCAGGCAACGCCTCGACAATTAATACATCAACACCAGCTCACACTCATACAATAAACACAACCGAAGTTTTATTTATCATAAGGTTTGAATAAAAATGTCTATTGGAAACGCATTTGGAAGCCATGAAGGCTATTTAAAAATCATTGGCAATACCGATGACAAGGGTTTGTTCTTGTTTGGGATGTTTGATGACCCTAAAAACTTTATGCCCCCATCGTATGCAACATTACGGTGCGATTATCACGCACCACTAGCGTTAACAGGTTTTCATTATTGGCAAGATGGCAGTTGCAATTGCGGGCTGACGGACAAGCCATACCCTAGAACGCTCAACCATTGGGATTTAGAAGAAGTCAGCGCACTATTTGTAGTTATTGACTCATCTCCCGCCGGGGCAATTATGTACGTTGAATTTGCCGAAAACGAAGAAAAACATTTAAGCCAGCGAGGAAATGCTTTAACCCGAACACTTCAGGAACAATTTCGATTCCTAATCGAATGGAAATACGCTCACGAGCATTTGGGAAATAACGAACGTATCGCCATAACTGCTAGTAACTTTATTAATCAAATTGATCTTCCAATAAATATTCAGGAATGGATTCTTTCAGATGTACCCAACGAACAAGTAAATAGGTTCTTGGAAGGTCGAACAGACGCATTACAAAGAACGCAAGACCCTATTCCCGATTTAACCAACGAATTCAAAGAATGGTTACTTACCAAATTTAAGAAAGCAAAAAACTTTGGTGACCATTAGTAAAGGATTAAACAATGATTAATGTCAACTATCCTGCTGGCAAAAGCGGTCTAATTCAAATTGTTGACGGTCTAATAAACGAAGACTTATGTCAAAACTTCTTGTCAAGAATGAACCAGCTGTGGAATTTGTCATTTCCTGGTCAAACAATAAGTGGAGTTGATGTAAAAACTAAATTGACTGAAGATTTGCATTACAACCAAAACAACCTAAATGGCAATTGGCTAGATATTGATAAAAAACTTGAAGAACAGATTTGTCAAGCAATCACTTCTGCCGTTGCAATTTACAAACAAGAATATAGACATCTTGATCATTGGGTAAATGTCCAAGATTGTGGCTTCCAAGTACAAAAATATCCAAAATCCTATGGTTATTACAGACCCCACGTTGACTCTTTTCCAATGCCATATTCGGCCATTAGCGAAAGAGTCTTAGCAATGGTTATTTATCTCAACGATGTTGAATACGGTGGAGAAACAAACTTTCCATTGCATGAAGTATCTGTGACACCAAAAACTGGGCGCATAGCATTTTTCCCAGCAACTTGGACTCATCCCCACGAATCACAAGTACCCATTTCGGGAGATAAATGGATTATTTCTTCTTTTATTACTAATGAGCAAACCAATCACCCCGACCAGCTCCCTACAGAAGAACACCACGACCACGAAGGGCATCACACTCACAAAGACCACCATTCTGTAGAGTGACGTTCATACCCAAGGAGAAACCAATGTCAAAGCCGAGCCTGCTGACTGATATCTCAGCAATCAACAACTCTAGATACGTCCCGGTGTGTGGATACCAAACACTCCTGGACACCCTAGACAAGCCTGACCAGGTTGACCTAGAAACCGCCATGTCCGACCACGGTATCCAAGGCTCCGCAATCGAGCGAGCGTTACGCCAACGAGGACACAGCATCACAGCGACGACACTACGCCGTCACCGACGAGGGGACTGTTCTTGTGGCAGGACTAGCTGAAGACATCAACCGACTAGGCGAAACCAAACGACTGTCGCTGGGTCGCATCGCAGACCTACTCGACCGCAACGGCATTGACCTAGACGAAGTTGGCAAGATTCAGCGCGTCTCGCTGTACCAGTCGCTCACCAAGAACGACGAAGGCGAAGCCGAACTCCACGACCTGACAGCAATCCAGTTCTCACCCAAATGGGCAGAAGGCCCCGAATGGCCAGTCATCCAGCCAGGCCCACCAGTCAAACTCCCAGCCCGCAAACCCGCCAAAACCCTTTCAGGGTGGCGTAATTGTGCCGTACTCCCCGATATGCAGATTGGCTACTACAGAGGCGTAGACGGGCAACTACAACCCACACACGACGAACAAGCAATCAAGGTCGCATTAGACATCGTCAAAGATGCCAACCCAACACTCGTCGTCCTAGTTGGGGACAACCTTGACCTGCCCGAAATGTCCAAATACCGTCTGACTGCCCCATACCAGCAGACCACCCAAGCCACCATTGACCGTGCCACCCTGCTCGGCTTTGAACTTCGTGAAGCAGCACCCGACGCACGGATCGTATGGCTCGCAGGCAACCACGAAGAACGACTTCCCCGGTACTTGATTGACAATGCAAGCGCAGCGTTTGGTCTTCGACGAGGCTCATCCCCCGAATCATGGCCAGTCATGTCAGTCCCGTTCCTATGCCGACTAGACGAATCCAACGTGGAGTATCTACCTGGATACCCTGCCAGCCACATTTGGATCACAGAGAATCTCAAAGTGATACACGGCGACAAGGTTGCTAGCGGTGGATCAACCGCACACAAGTACCTTGCCACCCAAAAGGTCAGCGTCATCTACGGACATATCCACCGTCGAGAATGGGCAGAACGCACAAGAGACGACCACGACGGCCCATCCACAATCCTCGCAGCATCCCCAGGTTGCCTAGCTCGCATTGACGGCGCAGTCCCTAGCACCAAAGGTGGCGTAGACCTAGACGGCAGACCCCTCGTCCAACACGAGGACTGGCAACAAGGATTAGCCATCATTCCGTTTGACCCTGAAACCAACAAGTTTTGTTACGAACAGATCGCTATTCATGACGGATGGGCGATGTGGCGTGGTAAGAATTACGGGCAATGAAACCTGTACTTGTCATATGGAACGACGCTCATGCCGGGACATCCACATGGGAACGCATTGAAGACCTTGTGGATAACGAGCCGTACGAAGTGAAATCGGTTGGTTTCTTAATGACAACCAAGGCTGGTGGCAAACGAAGTCACGTCTCAATCACCCAATCTTGGTCAGCAGATGGCTGTGTAGACTCGGTACTCCACATCCCTGCCAAAATGGTTGTCAGGGTCATTGACTTGGCCGAGGAAACCTATGAATATCTCAATAAAACTGGTGCAAACAGCCCTGCATTATCTAAAGCGAGCAACCCCACGGGGACGTGAAGAAGAAGACGAACTAGCCAATCTGATCTACGCGTTAGAGAAGTTACTCGACAAGAAAAAGTAGTGGTGTATTCTGTATAGGTGAAACATCTGTCCCGCCTTGGAATCTTCGCCGTATGCCTTATGGCTATGGTTCCCCACGCCCGTGCAGAAGATCGACTGATCGTTACCGCACCAACCGATTACTGGTTTACCTTTACTGAAGAAACCGTATTTGTAGCCACAACTTACCAGTCGGGCGATCTACCATCCGATCCGCAATTGTGGCTGTATGCAGGTGATTTGTTGCTTTTTACAAACGACGATCATTTAGGGCTTCAATCCCATATTGAAATGACGCTTCAACCAGGCAACTACCGTCTCCGAGCTAGCACCTGCTGCTACGAACCCGAAGTGTGGCGCGATGGCATCGTTTGGAATATCCAATACGAGTTGTATTACACCGGGATACAAATAGAACCAACCACAACCACCACCATTCAGGAGACGACAACC